CCTCTATTTGTATTATGGGCTTTAAATTGGTTTTTCATACCAATAAAAATAAATTAATAAAAAGGAGGCGAATGAAATAGTCTCCTTTGTACATGGGTACAAGGCAATGTAAAAGAGCGGGTACATATACTATATTTGAATTTTGGTGATATATACCTCTTTTTTTAAAAGCTTTTTCTTTTGTTATGTAAAAAACGAGTACCGGTGACGGAGTACCCGTTTTGTGAAACTTACAGTCACTATTATTGTTATGTGTGTGAATCATGAACAAATAATAGTTCGAAAAGTAAGGGTTCGAGATACTATATGTAAATGAGTTGAGAATGGAACCAAAGGACAAAATGAAAATGGTTTTGAAAACCAAAATAATGGAAGATCCCTCACACTTTACTAGTAAGTGAATACGGTAAAGTATGGATAGGATAATGGGCATGTTATCTTTGGGGAGTGCGCTGGTCACGTGAGCATATATTCAAGCGTAGGACAATCATTTAATTGGTGCCTATTCGCTCATGGAACTCCTTTCTATAATAGGGTTCACTTTAAGAGTAGTCATTTTTGGTTGTTCTTGTTTTTTATAAATAGACAGGGATTTAGTTAGAAGGAGCATGAAACCATAAAAGCCCAGCCAAATCACGTTGTAATACACAATCTGGCTGGGAATGATGTGAATAGATACTGAAAAACATAAATACCTTCTTAGGGGGAAGGACTATGTTTGACTATACTCTTATAGTAGCACAAGGAGACACGTTTGATGCATTGGAAAATAGCATGAGTCAAAGGTAAAAAATGAGAATGAAGCGCGACTGTACTATGATAAAGAGGAATCTGATTAAGTAGTACAAGCACGCCCTTCATTCTTCTGAATAGAAGAACAGTATACAGTTGGTACCACAGAGTGTGAATACGGGACATGAAAAAGAGTTGATTTTGTGTATGTTCTTCCTTCATGCTTAGTATGGTATAAAAAATTGGTTTTTTATACCAATTAAAAATGGTTTTTTGTCACACTTTCTGTATGATTGTGTAGGATATAGTGTTGGGAAACATAAAGTCATCTTCGGAGAGCACGTTGGTTACGTGCTTTCTATTTGTTTTATTTACCAAAAAACACAGAACGTTTTTGATGAAGTAAGCATATGTTGAAGTATAGGACAACACCTATTCATTGCGCTTTTTCCAAAGACCTTCCGTATAGATTATGTAAGAGTAGCCATTTTTGGTTGCTCTCTTCTTTTTTATATCAACATGATTCAAAAAATGGTTTTATTCACCAAAAAAGAACATATACATGGTGTAAACGTCAATTAGAGTGTTCTTTTAGTGTAAAATAGGGAAGAGGGTGTGAAAAGATGGCTACTACAAATACAGATTTACAAAAGAAAATTGAGATGTTACAGCTATGTCTTGTGGATGATCGTGTTTATCAGGAGCATCTAAAAGCTTATGAGGAATTAGGGATTTATACAGAGCGTTTTGAGTATTATAAAATGTACGGACAATGTTTTGTGCCTTATTCAAAAGAATATGTAATGCGTTCAACTATAGAAGAGTTGTTGAAAAGGGATAAAGAAAAACACATACAATGTAGTTCGTCTTTGTTTAATCGCTTAAAAAGAAAGATGGGTGTATGGATATGGAGGGGAAAGATGAAATCGTTAGGGGGATTAGCAGAATGGGTCCAAAAATATTCAAAGGATGAAAAGAGATAAAACGATTTTTCTCACTATAGCATTAAAAAGCACAGCCCAATGATGTTGACTATATTTTTATATTAGCGAAGCTATTATGATGAGCTGAAAAATGATAGGTAGTGAAGGTAAAATAGCTGAGGTTGAAGAAAAAACATAGTTGGTACGTAGAATTTGGATGCGATAAAAAAAAGTTTCATATAATGTATACATTATATGTTCTTTACTTACATTTTATATGCCTTGTTTTTAGTCTTTTATACTAAGGTGTAGAACATGCAGTAGTAATTTTTTTTGCGAGATGCGCTAAATTTTAGGGGGAATTTATGGAGGGTGAGGAGAGATGGGAATGGATAAAATAGTTACGACCCATGTTGGTCTTGTAAATGGAAAAGTACATATTCTTCAAATGAGTTTGGAAAAATTTTTGGATAAAGTAGTTGCTGCAGATGGATGTTTTAGGGAGGGTTTGATCCGTTTTAATGATATTTTAATTAATCCAGAACATATCGTTTCTGTGCAACAAGTGTCGTCTGTTAGGACGCGTAGACCGAGTCGAATGATCGAGTAGAATTTAATGTAGCATCCATCGGGGTGTTTTTTATTGGTGGAGGGATGGATACGTGGAATAGACAAAAAGCACAGTAACCCCATCATCTGTGGACGACAAGCAACTGTGCTAAGGGTAGAGATACATAAGGGATAAATCCAACTATGTCTTAGTCTGGGTAACAAGAGAGGTTTAACTTGTTTTTACTATAACAGAAAACGAAGGTATGGAGAATGATAAAAACAACCTTTTCCAAGAGTAAAAAATGATAAATAAATAGGGACGAAAAAAGACACAGCTACATCATCTGTGGGAGACAAGTAGCTGTGTGCATGAAGGTAGAAAAAGGTCCTTTATAACTTAATCGTTACAAGGAACATGATTAGGGTTACCTTTACTATAACAGGAGGTATAAAAACAGAAAATCATAAAGATAACCTTTTGCAAATGTAAAATAAAAGGATAAGTGACAGGAGTGTATGTATGGTTAGGATAGATAAGGTGAAATAGATGTAATGAAAATATATAAGGGTGAAGGAATAAAGAACGACTGTATAACTGAAACAAAAGAAAATAGGTTTTATTTTTATTATGAATTATACAGTACGTTCCTCATCCTTCATGAAGTGACTGAAAGGATGAAGCACATGCATATTCGTAATTCGTACATTTCAAAGATGTAGAATAGCTAATGGGGGTCATACAATGTACGAATCATATTATGAGTTCTGCATCCATTCATACTATGTACTATTTTTTGGTTTTGTATACCAAATAAATATAAATTAGTAAACACCTATTAGATAATATTAATTGAAGAAAGATAAGGGGAAGAGGATGAAACTAACAAAGCTCGAAAAAGCGGTAATGATTGGTGTATTTATGACGGCGTTAGGTAAAGAAGAACTTGATTTCTGCACAGATGAATTCTCATTGGAGCATTTAGAGGTAGAACTGGAAGAGATATTAGATGATTGTACACTCAAACAGATAATGGAAGCTGGAAGAAGTGGAATGAATAAAATTATTCGGGAGCTAGTAGAAGAAAGTTGATGGAGAGTAATGGATGAAAGAATATAAAACAAAACAACAGAAGCGTAAGTTCTATGACAGTGGTGAGTGGAAGAGTATACGTAAACAAGTAAAGAAGCGTGACAACTATGAGTGCCAGGAATGTAGACGTAACGGCCGTGTTCAAATAGATACCGATGAATACAGTGAGAGTGCCAAGCGTAAGAAGATACAGCTCGTTGTCCATCATATAAAAGAATTAGAACATCATCCTGATCTTGCGCTTGATATAGATAACCTTGAAACAGTTTGTGTGAACTGTCATAACAAAGAACATGGAAGAGTCTATGAAAAGAAACAAAATAAATGGGAACATGATGAGAAATGGTGAAAATGATGTAAGAATAACGCCCCCCGGTTCGAAGGTTGGGCTTTTTTTCGTCTGAGGGGCACCGGAGGAGGGGGTCGATTTTCTAAATTTATAAGCAAATTCGCGCGTTATATCAAATTGGAAAACGATGTAAATCAGAAGGGAGGGATATTGTGGCTAGAGTGAAGCGTGAAACAATGAGAAAAAGGATTGAAAAGGATCTAATAAATCAATTGAAAGAAAAAAAGATTATAGGTAATCATTATACTGACTTAATTCAAGACTATTTATCGTTGTGGGATTTAAAGTGTATTCTTGTTGATGATATTGAAGAAACAGGAATAAAAGTATCTGGCATGCATGGTCCGAAATCCAATCCTTCTATTAATGATTTACACAAAACAAATGATCGAATGATAAAGATTTTAGATGCACTTGGATTAGAAGCATCGGCAGAAGAAAAGAAAGTTCCTTCAAAACCTGTGCGCTCTGCTAGAGATTTAACATGATTCAAAATGAATATGTAACTGAATATATTGAAATGTATCGAGCGGGAAAAATTAAGCTAAATAAAGAGCGCATAATGCTGATTGAGTACCTGGAGAAATACATCTTAATACGAGATGATTTGTATTTCGATAATGAAATGCATGAGGACTATATAAAATTCACTGAGAAATGGTACTTTGAATTGCAAGCATTCCAAAAGTTCCTAACAGCATTTGTTTTTCTTTTCTACAAAGAAGATGATTCTGTTTTTTACGAGCAATTTTTAATTATGATGGCTCGTGGTGGTGGTAAAAACGGTTTAATTTCATCATTATGCCATTTCTTTATTAGTCCGCTGCACGGAATAGATCGATATAATGTTTCAATTGTGGCGAACAACGAGAAGCAGGCTAAAGTTTCTTTTCGTGAAGTCTATGATGCTATTAAAGGAAAAGAAATACTAGAAGATATGTTTTATCGAACTAAGGTAGAGATACTGAGTAACGATACTCAAAGCATTATGCAATATCATACATCTAATGCCGGTTCTAAGGATGGACTTCGTGACGGTTGTGTTATTTACGATGAAATACATCGATATGAAAACTTTGATGTAGTAAATGTATTCTCTAGTGGACTTGGAAAAGTACCAAATGCTAGAGAATTTTTTATTGGTACAGATGGCTTTGTTCGCGATGGATTCCTGGACAAAACAAAAGAGCGAGCGATGAACATTCTAAAGGGAAAAGATTTAGAAGATCCATTATTTCCTTTCATTTGCAAGATAGATAATCCAGAAGAAATTGATAATCCTGATGTATGGGAAAAAGCGAATCCGATGTTTAGTGAGCCGAGAAGTTCTTATGCTAAACAATTATTTAAAAAGGTATTAACTCAATATAAACAATTAGAAAATAATCCTTCAAACCGTGAAGAATTCATAACAAAACGTATGAACTACCCAGAAACAGATTTAACAAAGTCTGTTGCTCCGTGGGAAGAAATACTACGAACAGGTTTTGAAGAAGATGAAGAAACACTTAGGGAAGTTCCGGATTTAAGACACAAAACAGCTGTGGGCGGACTCGACTTCGCTAGCATCAAGGACTTTGCATCAGTTGGGCTATTGTTCAAGAATGGTGAGGATTATATTTGGAAATCACATTCCTTTGTAAGAAAAGGATTTTTGGACAAAGTGAAATTAAAAGTACCTATTAAAAAATGGGAAGAACAAGGATTGCTTACTATTTTAGATGAGCCAGTAATTAATATCTCTCATATTGTAGATTGGTTTGTAAAAATGCGTGAGATATACGGAGTTAACACAATAGTAGCTGATACTTTCCGTCTTGATCTTGTTAAAACAGCACTTGAAGCTGAAGGTTTCATATTGTTATATATTCGTAATCCGAAAGCTATTCATTCTTTATTAGCACCAAGGGTCGAAACGTTATTTGCAAATAATCGTATTATTTTCGGAGATAATCCATTAATGCGTTGGTACACCAACAATGTCTACGTCCACATCAAAAAAGACGGCAACAAAGAATATCTGAAGAAAGATGAATTTAAGCGCAAAACAGATGGATTCCAAGCTTTTATTCATGCATTATGGCAAGCGGATAACATTCTCGTGGATGAATTCGACTTTATGCTAGATGGTATTAAATTCTAATAAAGGAGGTGATAATCATTGGATGGTTAGATTCAGTATTTAAAAGAAATAGTGAAGTAGGCTTTATGTTTGATATAGAAATGTTTATAGAAAAAGCAAATCGAATCCACATGAAACGACTTGCTATTGATACATGTATTTCTTTTTTAGGAAGAACAATAAGTCAGTCGGAATTCAGAGTGAAAAACGGTGAAGAATTTGAAAAGGATCAGCTTTATTATCGATTAAATGTTAGACCAAATAAGAATATGACAGCAAGCACCTTTTGGGAAAAGTATATTTACAAACTTATTTATGATAACGAAGCTTTAATTATACAAACTGATGATGGTGATTTACTAATTGCGGATGATTTTGAGCATAATGAATATGCCGTTTTTGAAGATACTTTTACAAATGTTGTCGTAAAAGATTATCAATTTAAGAGAAGTTTTAAACAAAGTGAAGTTATTCATTTAAAATATCGGAATGATAAGTTAATACCGTTAATAGATGGGCTGTTTGCTGACTATGGTGATTTGTTCGGCAGGATATTAAATTCTCAAAAGCGGAAAAATCAAATTCGTGGAACTGTTGATATGGATATGGTTGCAGCAAAAAGTGAAAAGCATCAAGCAAAACTACAAGAATTCATTGATAACATGTATAAAGCGATTGGAGAGAAAGACGTTGCTATAATTCCACAACAACCTGGATTCAAATACGCTGAAACATCAAGTGGTGGGAATTCTGGTCAAAGTGTGGATGAAATAAACAAAGTAACAAACGGTTTTCTTAATCAAGTTGCAATGACTATTGGTATTCCGACGGCTTTGTTATATGGGGAAATGGCTGATGTAGAAAAGCAAACAAAAAATTACATGCTTTTCACAGTAAAACCGTTATTAAAAAAGATTGCAGACGAAGGAAATGTAAAATTCTTTGAACCGAATGAATATTTTGAAGGGCAAAAAATTGAAATTAAAGCCGTTTCGTATCAAAGTATATTTGACCTTGCAACAAGCATTGATAAGCTTATTTCTTCAAGTGCATTTACAGGAAATGAAATCCGATTAGAAGTAGGATATGAAGATTCTGATGATCCTAATTTAAATACACATCATATTACGAAGAATTACACGAAACTAACTGAATCAGAAGGAGGCGAAAAAGAAAATGACGGTGAAAATTGATGTAAAAGGACCGATAATTTCAAATGATGAAGCTTGGATATATGATTTGTTTGAAATGGATGCAACTTGTCCAGGGACAATAACAACAAAGCTTAATGAAGCAAATGGCGAGGATATTGTTGTAGCTATTAATAGTCCCGGTGGTTATGTATATGAAGGCTCAGAGATATATACAGCTTTAAAAAGTTATTCCGGACGTGTTGAAACACAAATTGTTGGTTTAGCTGCAAGTGCTGCTTCTTTCATTGCAATGGCAGGTGATAAAGTACGAATTGCGCCGACTGGACAGATTATGATTCATAATGGTTCTATGTGGAATCATGGCGACCACCAAGGAATGAAAAAGGCTGCCGATATGCTAAGAACAGTGGATAACTCCATTGTAAATGCTTATGTCATTAAAAGTGGTAAGTCTCAAGAAGAGTTACTTCAAATGATGGATGAGGAAACCTGGATGAGTCCACAACAAGCATTAGAAAATAAATTTGTAGATGAAATTATGTTTATGGAGAATCCAGTGAAAGTAACAGCTTCAAGCGCTGTCTCTGCAATGCTTCCGCAGAAAGTAATCGATGGACTTAGAAATGGTGTATTGAATAAAGAGAAAACACAAGGAATCACAAAAGAAGATTTAAGTGTAGCAATGGCAGGATTTAAAAACGAAATCTTAAATGATATACAAAATAATATAGAAGAGAAGCCAAAAGAGCCAAGTCCTAAACCTGTAAAAAACAGTGGGATTAAAGGGCTCTTTTTAAATTTATAAAAATTGGGGGAAACACATAATGGTCATTACATTTAATAAATCAGAAGCGTTTACTAAGGCAAAAGCAAAATTAACAAATACTCTAACTAATGCTGAAAGTACAGAAAAAGAGCAAACGACAGCGTTTGAAAATTTCTTTGATGCATTACAAACGGATGTAGCAAATACTGTTCGTGAACAAGTAAATAACGATATGCTTGATCGTTCCATTTTACAGCAGCGTGGTCAAAATGTTTTAACTTCAGCAGAAACAAAATTCTTTAATGCAGTTGTTAAAGAAGGTGGATTTACAGATGGCTCAATCCTTCCTGTAACGACGCAAGAGCGTGTGTTTGAAGATTTAGTCACAGAACATCCCTTATTAGCTGAAATTGGTTTGCAAGATTTAGGAGCAGTTACGAAGTTTATTTATTCTGATGCAACGAAGGCGTATGTATGGGGCGAATTATTCGGTGAAATCCGTGGGCAAATTGATGCCATCTTCAAACAAGAAAAAATTGGTCAACTTAAATTAACTGCATTTGCAGCAATTCCGAATGATATGAAGGAGCTTGGACCGGAATGGATTGAACGTTATGTTCGAACTGTTTTAGTAGAAACATATTCTGTCGGTCTAGAATTTGGCTTTATTAATGGTGGCGGATCTGTAGCACACCAGCCAGTTGGTTTAATGAAAGATGTAAATCCAGAAACAGGTGCTGTTACTGATAAAAAATCTTCTGGTAAACTAACATTTGCTCCGTCTGATAAAGGGGTAATTGTAGCAGGCGAACTTTATGAAGTAGTAAAAGCTTTATCTGTTGATGCAAAAGGGAAATCCAGAAAAGTATTAAATAAAATTGTAATGGTAGTTAACCCGATTGATGCGATTGGCGTACAAGCGCGTAATACAATCCAGACCGCAACAGGTCAATGGGTAATGGCATTACCTTATAATATTAAACCTGTCGAGTGTGAGGAAGTTCCTGTTGGTAAAGCATTATTCTTTGTAAAAGGACAATATATTGCTGCAATCGCAGGTGGATACAAGCTAAAAGAATTTGATCAAACATTAGCTTTCGAAGATGCTACTCTTTATACAATTAAACAATTTGCTAACGGCAAACCGAAAGATAATAAAGCGGCTCTTGTTTACGATTTAGAAATTTCATTTACATCACCAACTCCACCAGCAACTAAATAAGGAATGATGTGAATGGATACAGTAATTTCAAACGAAATATTACAGCAATTCAAAGATAGGATGCACTTAGGGGATGAGGAAGATGATAACCTAAAGCGCATCCTTTCTACGTCTAACAAGGCATTACTTAGGGTTTGTGGGAATTATGATTTAAATAAAGACGAGGAGTTCAAAGAATTAGTCTTTGAACGTTCTCGTTATGTTTATAACGATGCATTAGAGTATTTTGAAAAGAATTTTTTAAGTCAGATTAATAGTTTAGGCATTGATAAAGCATTAGAAGAAATTAAATTGGACGGTGATTAATATGCGTCCTTTTCAGTATAAAAAACCACTGAATACAGGTGATTGTAGAAATCGAATTATCATTGAACAACCTGAAGTAATAAAAGATGAATTAAATCAAGAAATTGAAACAGGTAATTGGCAAGAAGTAAAAAAAGCATGGGCAATGATAAAAACGGTAAAAGGTTCGGAGTACATTGAAGCTTCAGCTTCACAGTCTACACGAATTTATCGGTTTGTGATGCCTTATACAACAGGCATTACAGAGTTAATGCGAATTAAAATGAAAAATCGTATCTTTGATATTATCGAGCCTCCAATGAATGATGATGAAATGTATCAAACATTGACTATTATCGCAAAGGAGCATACTTGATATGAATGATTTTGCGAGTGAGCTTGCTAGAGAATTACAAAGATATGCGAATGTTGTGGAAGAAAACTTAGGAAATGAAATTGATGAAGTGGGAGATATTGCTGTCGGTAAGTTAAAGCAAGCTAGCCCTAAAAAAACAGGCGCTTATCGTAAAGGATGGCGTAAGAAAAAAGAAGGTAATGGCGTTGTCCTCCACAACACACAAGGACAATTAACGCATCTTTTAGAAAAGGGACATGCGAAAGTCGGTGGTGGTCGAGTACCAGCACAAGTTCATATTCGTCCAGTTGAAGAGTATGTAATTGACGAATTGCCAAGACGTATTGAAAGGGTAATTGAATCGTGACATTAACATTAGGCGAATTAACAAAAATCCTTGAAGCTACAGGCTATCCTGTGGCTTATTCACACTTCACGGCAACGCCAGGTAAGTCAGTGCCAGCACCACCTTATATTTGCTTTCTTGTAGATGGATCAGCAAATCTCATGGCTGATAACAAGGTCTATCACAAGATAAATGATTTAAATATAGAGCTTTATACAACTAAAAAAGATTTAGTTGCTGAAGCCAAACTTGAACAAGTCCTAGACGATCATGAAATTCCTTATGAATCACCGATTGAAGGGATTATAGAATCTGAAAAAATGTATCAAAAAATATATGAAGTGAGGTCGATATAAATGAACGAAAACAAAGTAGCTTTTGGTTTGAAAAATGTCCATTATGCACTTTTCGATATTAAAGATGGTGTAGTCACATTTAGCACACCGATTCCATTACCAGGTGCAGTTGAATTAACGTTTGATCCACGAGGGGATTTAATTGAATTCTACGCGGATGACATGCTTTACTATGCGGCAAGTAATAACCAAGGTTATGACGGAACGCTATCCATCGCGACAATTCCAGAACAATTTGCTATCGATGCATTAGGCGAACAATTAGATGAGACAGATGGTGTATTAAATGAGTTAGCCGATGCCAAAGGGAAATCATTTGCCTTACTATTTGAATTCGATGGCGATGTGAACGCAACGCGACATGTTATGTATAACTGTGCAGCAAGTCGTCCGACAATCGCATCTAAAACAAAGACAAACTCAGCTGAACCGAATACAAATGAATTGAAATTTGTTTCTAGTCCAATTGTTTTAGCGCCTGGTGGAAGACCAATGGTTAAAACAAAAACAACTTCTAAAACAACGCAAGCGATTTACGATAATTGGTACAAAGAAGTGTACGTTAAAAAACCAGCAGCACCAAAAGGAGCGTAATAGTAAATGGAAAAGACAATTACAATAGACGGAAAACAAGTCAGATTAAAAAGTACAGCAGCAACAGTTAAACGATATAAAGCACAATTCAGACGTAATTTATTTGCAGATATGATGGGGTTAGGAGCAATTAATGCTTTAACTACACCAGATGGATTAGAACAACCTATCGATACATCTAATCTTGATTTAAGTAAAGTGGATTTTGAGCTTGTTTATGATTTGACTTGGTTATTCGCTAAAACGGCTGATTCCAGTATTCCTGATCCTATGACGTGGCTGGATGAATTTGAAGAATTCCCAATTGAAGAAATCATGCCAGAAATAATGGAACTAGTTCAAGTCACTATGGGAGCAAAAAAAAAATAAAAGAAAACAATGGAGAGCAAGGGACATTCAGTGATGAAGAATTAACCACTGATTTGTTCCTTGCTCTTTGTTATAAAGCGAAATTAACGCGTTGGGATTTAGAAGATATGACAATTGGTGATTGTTTTGATTACATTGCTGAATTCGCTGAAATGGAGAATCCAGACAAAGAAAAAGTTAGAAAAGCAAATCAAAAAGATTACGATGCGTTCTAAGAAATGAGGTGAGAAAATGGCAGGAAGAATTAAAGGGATTACGATAGAAATCGGCGGAAATACTCAACCGTTACAAAATGCTTTAAAAGATGTAAATAAAGTGATGCCTTGGCTAAAGAATTAAAAGATGTTGAACGCCTGTTAAAGTTTGATCCAGGTAATGTGGAAGCATTAGCACAAAAACAAAAATTACTTACACAACAGATTGAAAATACAACGCAAAAGCTAGATAAATTGAAAGCAGCGGAACAACAAGTACAAGCTCAATTGCAAAACGGTAAAATTTCTGAAGAACAATATCGTGCATTCAGGCGTGAAATTGAATTTACAGAAGGGTCACTTAATGGTCTTAAAAATAAGCTAGGAAACATGAAGGCTGAACAAGAGAATGTAGCGAGTTCCACAAGGCAATTAGAAACATTGTTTAGAGCTACAGGAAAAAGCGTTGATGATTTTGCAGGAGCATTAGGAAATCGTCTTGTGAATGCAATGAAAAGCGGAACAGCTACAAGTCGCCAACTAGAACAAGCGATTGGAATTATTGGTCGTGAAGCATTAGGAACTGAAGCAGATATTGAAAAATTACAACGGGCGCTACGATCTGTGGATGCTGGCAATTCAATACAACAAGTGCGAAACGAATTACGAGACTTACAACAAGAAGCCCAAAGGACAGAAAGAGAATTTCAAGAATTAGATATAGGCTTAGAAAACGTACTTGGTGCAATGGTAGCTGGTGGTGGAATTGCTGGGACAATCGAAAAAGCACTTGATATGTCTAAGTTAAAAACAAAGATTGATATTACTTTTGATGTACCTGAGTCTTCGAAAAAATCAGTAGAAGAAGCTGTAAGGGGTGTTACGGCTTATGGTGTTGATGCAGAAGCATCTTTAGAGGGTGTACGTAGACAATGGGCGTTAAACAAAAATGCTAGCGACGAAGCGAATGCAGCGATTGTAAAAGGAGCAGCAGTTATTGCTAGCTCTTATGAAGGTGTGGATTTTACTGAGCTAATTCAAGAAACCAATGAAATAGCTGCTGGCATAGGTGTATCGAATGACCAAGCTTTAGCATTGATGAATTCATTATTAAAAGCTGGGTTTCCACCAGAACAATTGGATACAGTGTCAGAGTATGGAATGCAGATGAAGAATGCAGGATTCAGTGCTAAAGAAATACAGTCTATTTTTGAACAAGGGATAAATACCAAAAGCTGGAACTTGGATAATCTCAATGATGGGGTTAAAGAGGGAAGAATTAACATGGCGGCTTTTGGTCAGGAAGTTCCAAAAGCAATGTCCGATTTACTACAAGGCACTGATTTATCTGTTGAAAAAATGCAGGAGTGGGGAAAAGCAGTAGCTGATGGTGGCGAAGGCGGTTCGAAAGCGATGGCTGAAGTTGCAACATGGATCGATGGAATAAAAGACAAATCATTGCAAAATGCTCTTGCAACAGAAATCTTTAAAACAAAATGGGAAGATCAAGGTAATAATATGCTTGCCGTTTATAAAGGTTTGGCTAACGTACAAGATAAAACGAAACAAAACCAAGATCAATTAAATGAATCTGTTCAAAAGATGGATGCTAATCCAGCTGTGAAATTTCAAAAAGCTATGCAAGATTTACAAGTTGCTCTCGAACCAATGCTAGGCGTTGTAGCCGATGTTATTTCTAAATTCGCTGAATGGATTTCTAACAATCCAGAGTTGGCAGCGACATTAGCGACTATCGCAACGGTCATCGGTGTGGTTTCCGGTGCGATTATGGCACTTGCTCCTATAGTCATGACAGTCATGAGCTTCTTTGAGATTGGAGCTTTAGCAGCAGCTGGACTTGTTGCTGGTATTCCTCTTCTTATAGCAGCTTTAGTAGCTATAGGAATTGCCATTTATAAAAACTGGGACGATATCAAAAATTGGACAATAGAAACCTGGAATTCTATTAAAGAATATTTGATAGAGCTTTGGGACGGTATCGTTCAATCATCTAGTGAAGCCTGGAATTCATTTTTAGAAACAATGCATTCATTCTTTGATCCAATAGGTCAGTTTTTTAGCGATTTATGGACAGGAATAGGCGAGATATGTAGTAGTACCTGGAATTCTATTGTCGAATTTTTCTCAGGAGCTTGGGCTTCATTCACTGAAATGATGCATAGTTTTTTTGATCCGATAGGGGAATTCTTTAGTAGCTTGTGGTCTGGAATTGTTGAAACAGCTTCCTCTTGGTGGACTTCTTTAGTTACAACAGCTTCTGAACTGTGGGGAACACTCGTACAAGCTTGGCAAGAAACTTGGAACACAATTCTTACTGTTTTAGATCCAATTATTTCAGCAGTTTCTACCGTTTTAGAAGCTGGATGGCTACTTATTCAAGCCGGAGTACAAATTGCATGGGCGGCAATCTGTCAATATATTATTCAACCAATTCAAGAAGCTTACAATTGGGTGAGTACAACAATCAGTGAAATGATTACTTGGCTTGGTACACAATGGGAAATTGCAAAAGCTGTGGCACAAGTAGCCTGGGGATTATTTAAGCAATATATCATTCAACCAGTCGTCGACACTTGGAACTTAGTAAAAGAAAAGTTCAGTGATTTAGTTTCATGGCTAAATTCACAATGGGAGACAATAAAATCTTATACATCAGCAGCGTGGAATCTGGTAAAACAGTATGTTATCCAACCAGTGCAAGAGTTGTGGAATGCAACAAAAGAAAAGTTGAATGATTTAGCAAATTGGATATTAGGAAATTGGGCAAAAATCCAATCTTATACACTTGCAGCATGGCAGTTAGTTTATAAATATGTTATTGATCCGATTATTTCAGCCTATAATTCTACGAAAGAAAAATTCGGTGAAATGTATAACAGTGCGAAAGAAAAATTTGATGCTATAAAAAATGCAGCACAAGAAAAATTCGATGCGGCTAAACGTAACATCATTGATCCAATCAAAGAAGCGGTTGGTAAGGTAGAAGAGTTTATTGGGAAGATTAAGGGATTCTTTAGTGATTTAAAATTAAAAATCCCCAAACCTGAAATGCCATCAATGCCACACTTTAGCTTAGAAACTAGTACAAAAAATGTTTTAGGTAAAGACATTACTTATCCGTCAGGAATTGGCGTGAAATGGAATGCAAAAGGTGGTATTTTTACTCGTCCAACTATTTTCGGAATGAATGGTGGACAACTTCAAGGTGCTGGAGAAGCGGGACGAGAAGCGGTGCTTCCCCTTAATAAGAAGACACTTGGAGATATTGGTGCAGGCATCGTAGCAGCCATGCCACGACAACAATTTGCTATGCCAGGAGAAATAAATCAATTAATAGGTGATATGAGCCGTATGATGGCTAGTTCTGTGAGCCAATTATCAGGATTAAAGA